CTCTGATACTTTCAACTAATTGATTGTACCTAGCCATTACAGCAGGTAGTTGTCCTGATGATATATCGAGTTGTCTAACCTGCAAAGCTTGGGGTTGTGGTGCTAGAATTTCTCCTGCGGCTTGCATTTGTGGAATTACCTGTGTTAAGAAAGATGTCATAAACCCTTCAGCATAAGTAAACCCACCGCTTTCCCCTGCTTGAATCATTATGGGGTCAAAAGTAGCTTCTATCTCTTGAATAGAAACACCTTCATTTAAATCCGCAGCAAATGTTGATCTGATGTATTCTCTTTGGGCTTCTCTAGCTCTGTCAAGTACCTTTTCCAAATCCTCTGGTCTAATATCCAAGGTAGTAATTGAAGGTAACTGTATAAATGAAGCTTGAGCAGCTTGATTGAGAGTTGTAGCAAACAGAGCAGCGTTATCTCTTAATCTCTCGATTTCTTCATTAGATTGAGATAAATTATATCTGATTTCTTCGCTTTCTTCTGTAGCAGGATCATCTGGCTTAAATATAATAAAATCTTCGCCAGTTTCTTTAGCTATTTGCACCAAATTAGTTAAGCGAGCTATTTCATTATTTATACCACTTAAGTACTCCAACTGTTCAGGAGCACTTTGAATAAGTATGTTAGCAAAAGCTTCCATAGTATCATTTGCATCTTTAATTTGTGGATTTAGGTCTGCAAAAGCTTCACCAAAGCCTACTGCATATGCACTGATACCTGATTGCAATTTAGGGATAATTTCAAGAGCAGTTCTTAATTCCCTGTCTGTAATTTGACCAGTTAAAGCTCTCTGTCTAGCTAAATCAGCTTCAGCTGTTTCTAGTGCATCTAACTGTTCACCATATTCTTGTAAATAAGCTTGCTGTCGCCTAACTGTTTCAAATTCAAAACCTTCAGCCTCAAATCCTTCTTGGGCTTGCTGGTATTTCTGAGCACGCCTTATTGCAGCTTCAACTTCAGGACCTCTTCCCAACTCACCAGCACGTTGTCTAGCAAACTCTTCAGGAGTCAAAAATTCACCTTGAGTTTCTCTAAATAGATTAGCAAAGCCTGTTACTTGGTTTTGCAACCAACTTTCTACAACTGAAAATGCTCTACCTCCAGCTAAACTAACACCTCCTGGCGTAGCTGCTTTAAAAGCTGTATCTAAAGCTTCCTGCATAGGATCATAAACATCTTTATCTGAAAGGGCATCTTCAGCACCTGATCCTATAGTATTTTTAAAGAAATTTTCAAACTCCCCTTCATAATTAAACAGAGCATTAGCCATAGCTTTACCAGCTGCCGAGCCAATAGCAATACCTATAGGGCTTCCACCTGTAACTAGAGCACCTATAGCTGCACCTGCAATAGCCCCGCCAGCAGAAGCATAATCTCCTTCTCTAGCACTAAATGCAGCTGTACCTAAAGCTAAACCCCCTGTAGCTAACTGTGCTATTCCCCCTCCTGCAAATTGAGCACCCCTACCTATACCAGGAGCAGTTAGAAAATCAAAAAGACCTCCTCCTAAACGTGGACTTATTTTTTCAACTGCTTCACCAGCACGTAAAGCACCTGTTCCATAGTAGTATTGTCTAGTCTGTGGAGTGGTAGCCGCCATAGCTAAACCGAGTCCAGCCATTATAGGAGTTAAACCTCCTAGATTTTTAGTTAAAGAAGAAACAATATTTAGGAGATCAGTAAAAAGCGTTACTACTGTACTTGTAGCATCAAGTACCCCGCCTTCAGAACCCATTGTTCTAGCTAAAGTTAAGAAAGCATTATCTAATCTAGTCAAAGAAGTTTGTACAGTTTCTAGTTGAATAGCTAATGCTGCTTGAGCTTCACCTGTGGAGTCTGCTTGTAACTCAGCTAATTCTTGTGCTCTTGATAAGTTTTTAATAACAGCAACTACTTGAGCTTCTCTTCGTGCCCCTCTACCACCAATTGCTCTACCTATTTGGTTTAGTTGTTGTTCTGAAATAACACCAGCTTGGAATAATGCAGCAATCTCCTGCATAATAGACAGAAAATCTCTAGTTTCTCCTTGCAAGTCTGTAACAGCAATCCCAAACTGCCCTAACTCTTTAACAGCAGAATCAGATTTAAAGCTTGAAATAAAAGCACGAATAGCGTTACCAGATTCTGATGCTGATAATGTGGTAACTTCTGCAATTGTGGCAATTAAACCATTTAGATATTCTACATCAACACCAGCATTTTGAGCACTAGTAGCTGTAATAGCAAAGGATTCAGCGAGGGTTTCTATACTAACTTGAGCATAACGAGAAACTCTTACCCATTTATCCATTAGTTCAGCACCCTGATCTAAATCCAACCCTGCTTGTCTTAAAGCACCAACTAAAGTATCGAGAGCTTCAGCTTGGTCTAGAGTGGATAATTTAGATAGAACTAAAGAATCTGTTAAAAGTTGTTGGGCTACTCTAGAACGCTCTGCCTGATTTTCTATATTACCTGTAGCACGGTAAGCAGCTGCGTATCCTTCAATAACTCCAGTAATACTTTCACCAGTTGCATAAGCAGCTGTTGCTGCCTCATCAAATATTTTTGCTAAATCAGCATGAGCTGCACCCAATACAACTGCTACATTTGCTAATTGACTTTCATTTTCAATAGCTAAAGCTACTAATTCCTGTAGTTTTCGGATAGAACCCCATACTAAAAGAACAGCAGCAGACCATTTGACCATTTCCCCAATATTGCGTCTAATAGCTCCAAAGAAAGTTCTAAATTGTTTCTGTGTACTAACAAGAGTGTTACCTGCTTTATCAACAGTAACAGTCATTTTACGCATTATACCTTCAGCGTCTTGAACTGCATATCCAACTCTAGTATATGAACCTGCAAAAGTTTCTACTTTCTTGATATCATCAATAGTAAAACCGGCTTTAGATGCTTCAGCTTGTACTTGCTGTAATCTTTCAGGACCAAATTGCCCATAAGTTTCTCTAAAACGCTGACGTACAGCTCTTTTTCTTACTATTCTTTCCCTGCGTTCATCTGGAGTTTCAGCACCAGGAACAACACCTGATTCTGGTGTGCCAAATAGGGTTTCTCTAGCAGTTCTACCTTGTGTAGTTCTTCTTGCACTTTCGGCAGCTTCTCTTTCTGCTGATGCTAACTCTCTACCTGAAACAGCAACCTGTTCATGGGATGTAATAACATCCCTAAATACACCCTCTAAAATAACTTCTTCATCAGCTACTGGACTAACATCTAAAATATCTCCAGAAGGTAAGCGGGGTGCATCTGCTGGAGCAGGTTGAATTACAGGATAACCTGCTTCAAGTAAAGGTACTTCCTTTGGAGCAGGTGGGGTATAGAATGGACCATAACCTCTAGGAGTCCCTGCTTCAAGTAAAGGATACTGTCCTGCTAAGGATGTAGGAGTAAGTGTTCCTGTTGGGAGTCCAGGATAAGCACCTTGTTGTTGAAATATAACTTCTAATTGACCTAATCTAGATAAGAAAGCTTGCTCCATTCCAGCTAATACCTGTTGGAACTTAGTCTCAACATCTGATGGACGCATGGTAGCCATGCTAGAACCTAATACTCTAAAATATTGAATATTACGATCAATCATAGCTTGAGTAAGAGCAGCTATTTCTCGCTGTGCTTCTCTAGCGGCTTTATCCAAATTAGCTCTAGCACCGCCTTCCACTCTTATTCTAGGATCAGCTCTTTGTGCTCTTCCTACTGGACCTCCAGGTGTTAAAAGCAGAGCATCAGTACCCTGTTTAATACCAGCACCAGTAGGCGTACCTCCTCTGGATAATGCAGCAACTAGCCCTTCAATTTCTCTTCTAATATTAGCAATTTGCTGTTGAGCTTGAAGTGCTTCTGACTTTATTGTTCGTAGCTCTTGTGCTACTCTTTGTAAATCACCACTTGGCATATACTTTATCCTATTTCTGAATCTGAAATAATAAGTTCAACTTTATCATCAGGTTTTCTACCAAATACTTTATCTAACCAGTTTTCAATCTCGTCACCTGTTCCATCCCATATCATCATTTCTGGAGGACGTTTGGATTTTTCTAATTCATTGAGATTGTCTATTTGCATTCTTTTTCTAATTACAAAAGAAATTGTAAAAGGTAGCTCTTCTAATGCTTTAAGTTTAGGGTCAAAAGGTATTTGCAATGCTTTAGAAACTGTCCATAGAGATGCTATAGCATTGCTTCGAGCTATTTTTTTAGTTCTTCTGTCGGTATATTAAGAGAAGTATAAAAAGCATAAAACTGTTCCTTAACATTTGTGGGTAGATTTTGAAATTCCTCAACATTTTCAAAAAGACGCTCTTTATAAGTTTCATCCTTAAAGGATGCAAAATAAACACACATATCTTGAAAACTTCTCATCATCTCGTTTTCACAGAGTTTATTTATAACTGTTTCATAGTATTCCTTGAGAAGTTCGTCCTCATTTAGTTTGTTAAGACGCTTTTTTTCTATTCCTACTTCCTTATTATATGCTTTCCTAATCTCTTTTTCAACGTATCCTGCCCAATTATCTACTTCTTTTTGATACTTTTCATGATCTTCTAAACTAGCATCAGAACTAGGTTCTTTAGGGTATTTTAAATCAAGGTTTTTACGAGCTTCATCTGTAAGTTCTGAAGCTTTATAAAGCAGTATAACTTCAGTAGCTTTCTCCCGATCTGTTACATCAAAATCAGGAACTAAAGCTAAATGTTCATCTGAGTTTTCATCTTTTAATTTTCTTCGTAAATCAGCACTGTTTCTTAAACCAAAAACTCTAGCTCTATTAAGATCAGCATCACCAACTATTCTCATCCAAAAAGGTTTTTTTCCTTTTGGAGTTTCTATCTCCAGTTTAGTTCCCCATTTAAACAAAGCAGAAATATTAACATCATTCTTATCAATTTGTTCCATGTTCCTCTCCTCTTATATAAAAAGGAGTCCAAAGAGAACCCATTCTCAATGGACTCCTTGTGTCTGCTCCTTTACCATATAGTCCCAATATATTTAATTGTTATTTATTTTATGGTCTTGCACCTGAATAAACAATGCACTGTGCATCAAAACTTTCCCAATTGAAAGTCTGAGATGCGTTTTCATTGACATTGCTTGTATAAGCATCACCTGTAGTTCTGAAAGAAGGTACGTAAACCGTCTTTAGAGCTGTGGCAGGTGCACACGGATCGTATAGTACAACTTCAAGAGCTAAACCGGATGTAGCACAGCCACCAGTAATTTCAAATTCAGTATCACCTGAAGAAGGTTGACCGGTAACTAGCAAATCCATAAGCTCAGTATCAGTATCCAACACTGTAACAGTACCATTAACTACTGGCACTTGGCTTTGGTAACCAATAATGTTTTGATTGTGCATTTCTGTAACAGGCTGAGAGTTCAGGTTACCATTAATAGTAACTGACTGTACCCTGTCCATACTATTCACACCAATCTTTAACTCAACATCTTTACCTCTGATAGCCACAGCTTGCTCAGTGTCAGAAACGTCTGTCCACTCACTGCCGGCGAAAGCTTTCTGATAAACAGCTACACAAGTATCCGTTCTAGAATCTCCTGTAGTCAGTGTAGTACCAGACACACTGTATTCACCAGTAGCTGGACCTGAAGCTACTTCTGTCAAATACTTACCATCCAAGATAACTGTTAATAGTTCATCTCCATTTTTCAATGTAACTGGAGTAGCTGAAAGTGTAAATGATGTAGTACCAGCTGTAAAAGTGTCTACCTGTACATCGTTCTTAAACCATCGCTTTTCTGAACCAATAGCAGTATACTCTTCTGTAGATTCACCATCAACTGAATAGGTGAAAGTGAAGTCACGTATTTGAAGTCTTTTAGCATGAGCTGCTTTTACGTAGTCTGTTACATCATCATCTCTAACATAAAGAACAGCATCAACTTCGGTTAATTGCTCAATATCTACACCACCAGCAGGATAAGCATCCTGATCTTCACCAGTTAACGTAGCAAATAAGTTAATTCCTACATCAAAGGCTGAAAAAGTAAGTGTAATAGCGGGAATATCAGTAATACTACCAGCATGTTGAGCACTACCAATTTCGTCAACTTGAGTAACTGGAATATCAGTATTGATATTCAGTCTTTGAACTCTTGCAGCTTTATACGGACCTTTGTCGCCAACTAAGTGCAACTGAAGTTCCTTAGATGCAATCGCTAAACGTGTTTTAGCCATTTAATTGTTCCTCCTAAAGTATAGAGTACTCCGCAGTAAATGATATTGAAAACCTAAAATAAAGCTTCTCTGTCATTTCTGGAAATATCTGTACAGGTACACCTGATATTGACTGAGCATCTAATACCCCTAATTTTGTAGGAGTAGGTGGAGGGAATCCCTCATCATAATCATATACAGGTAT